TCACCGCCAGCCGCACCACCGAGACTTGCGGCAGCCTCAGCCTGCATCGCAGCCCCTTGCTGAGCCATCTGCTCTTGCTGCATAGCCTCAAGCTCCGCCTGCGGGATGATGATGCGCCGTGACAGACCCATACCGGAGATGATCTCTTCGGTGAGCTTCCGCATGTCGACGTTCGGGTTCTCTGCGAGAAACGGAATCATCTGAAGCAAGCTCTCGATCATCACACTTGGGTTTTTCCGAATCGGGTTGTACGAGACCATTTCGAAATCAACTTCGATGTCGCGCAAGTCTTTGTGTGCCAACTCCGCCCAACGACGGTCACCCGCGACACGAATGAGTCTCGGCTCACGCATGTACTTCTTGCTCAGGTAGAAGGCTTTACGGGCGACGTCTTCGATTGCGTCGTTGAGGTGGCCTTCTCTTGTGGCAAGTCGTGTTCGCATTTGGGCGTCAATGATAGCCATTTCGGTTGCGGTACGTGCACCGACAACCTGGCCCCGTGCGGCTTCTGCGAGTGCTGAGATGAACGCGGCATCGTCTTCCTGGCGGGCAACAAACTCTTGTACACCCTGAGGGTTTTGAGGTTGAGGCATCTCGTAAAAGATGGTGCCAAGACTACGCAGGCTTTCGCTGTTTGATGGATTGATTCCAACAAACGAGCCTGCGCTAGCCTCTACTGCCTTGTTGAGGTCTTCTTCTGTGATCCGACCGGAATCGTACAGAATACGCGGAATCTGCAGATATGTGATCTGCTTCATGTGCGTCAGGAGATCGTTGATTGTCTCCTGCTGCTTGAGGACAAGCTGAACCTCGCTCAAACCCAAGCAATCGATGCCTGATTGATTGAGGCTGAACATCGAGTACGGGATGTAGTCAATCTTGTCTTCGAAGACTACGGCATCTGCTTGCTTGATGTAGTGCTGGATTACACCGCGCTCACGATCGTAGTACTCGTAGACCGTGACCCACTTAAAGGCATCGCGCACCTGTTGAGTGTCGCTGTGCTGATTGTGATCCATCAGCCACTTCGGGAACCGATCTGGTTCGACATCCTTGACCAGTTCTGCCTTGTAGAGTCCCGATCGAACACGATCCTTGAACTCTTCGAAAGAAATAACGGTAGCTTCAATCCAGTAACGGATGTCATCTGGGTCGCGGGCCGTGAGGTCAAAGAACAGGCTGGATGGGTTGACTGCCCGTACAATCGGTATGTCGCGGTCAGCATCCCACCCAGTCTTGAACACGCCACGCTTACAGAGGACTGCGTCGATCAGTGCCGTTGCAGCCTTTCGCCGGAACCGATTGACTCGGAATATATACTCCAGCAAACCCGTCACTGACGGAGCAGAGTCTTGCGACTTTGGAGTGCTCGCTATTGCAGCAACATTTGGGTTGGGTCCGAGTAGCGCACTCACCGCTGTATCTGCGATGGCGTAGATCAGGTTCTTCGAACAAAGGAACGAGTGGTTGCGGCTCGTGTCCAGGTCGCTATCAGAACTGGTAAAGAAGTCACCTCGATAAAATCGACGGGCCTTGTCGAACTGCTTTTTCTCTGACCGCTTGTAGAAATCTAGGTGGCGGTCAATCAGTTTTGATAGCTGTGAGGACATGCTTACTCCACAATCTTTTTCATATCCGACTTCATTGTGCCGTCAGGATTGTACATTGCTTGAAGCATTGCAGACCCATCATAAGCCTTCTTGAACTTATCGGCTGCCTCACCCTCGAGCTTCTTACCCGTCAGGCTGGTCACTCCGGCCGTCATATCAGCATCTGCCTGACGTGCCGCCTTCTTAGCTTTTTCCATTTCTTCTGACATACGAAACTCTACTTCTTTTCCTGAGCGGCTTTCTTCATCGACTCTTTCTTGTCGCCGTCGCCGTCCACGTCCAGGAAATCAGGCTTACTCTTCGTCTTCTTATTCAGTTGATCAATACTCTTTTGTAGGTCTTCAGGGAATTTTTCCTTGCTCTCACCTTGCGCTCCTCGAAGCACAGCAGACTTAGCCTTCACGTCGGCCTTCTTTGCCGCAGCTTTTGCCTTATCCATTAGAGAGGCGTCTTTAGGCAACTCTTCGTTCGGCTTGAATGTACTTACTGGGCTGTATGCGCGTTTTTGTGCGCGAGAGGATTTCTTCGACATGGTTATCTCCAGCTTATGGAAGCGGGTTTGAATGGTGATGTTGCAGTTTGTCTCTTGTGCCGCTTAACATCGTCAAGCTGCCTGATTGTAACTTGTCCAGCCATATAAGTGGACTCTGGCTGTTTCGAACTTGTTTGAAAGTTTCGTTTCGTTAAGATATCCGCCGCCATAACGGCAGTTCGCGCCCGGTCGAAGTGGTGCAGAATACCGTCTTCACCCTTGACTCGTTTCTTGGTTGACCCGTCGTAGTTTAAAAGTTGGTGCAATGTACCACGGCTCTGAATACGAAGGTCCTTTTCTCGCAACATCTGCACCAATCGTGCCTCGGATTCTTTGATTCTCTTTTGAGTTGCGTACCACCCTGGATGATTTCTGTCTGTCCACAGAAGGTTTCTCGTGCCCTGATCTTTGAGGATGGCAATGCACGCTGTGGCATTTGACTCGACCGCCAGCAATGCTTGATTGTATCTGGCTTGAATTTGTTTGAGTCTCTGAGCGAAACGGTCTGGAGTTTCTCGATCCTCCCAGAACGCCACTTCTCTCCATTCAACAGCATCCCACACTGTCAGGGCGGACTTGTCACCAGTACTACCGAATCCGGCAGGGTCTGCTGTAATCAAGTACTGTCGACCCGGCTGCGGGGGCTCGAACTCATGCGACCCCCAGTACGAAAGCTCAGGATCAGCTTTTGCTTGGGCGAGCCATGGCTTGAGGACTTCGGCGGGCATGACGGGGTTAGTTGTACCCAACCAGCCGTCGTAGGCGTCTGAGGGGTATTTACAGGAAAACAGTCTAGAGTCTCCAACAAACTCTGTATTCAGACCCCGACGCCGGAAAGCAACATTGTGTATGCTCATACCAGGGTGTCGCTTCATGTATTCAATTTCAGTCGCCGTTGGCTGAAAGTCTTGAACCATTTCACGGCAACTGTCGTCTTCCCACCATTCGAGAAAAAGTGGTGTGAACCTACTCGTGCCTTCAAGAGCCGAGCGCCACATCTGCTCATGATGTGATCCTGCACGTCCTGGCGTGGACTCAAGAATTACTTTGGCGTTGGGCCGCTTGTTGACCGTCGGGAAGATGTTGATCGCAGCTTTTCGTTGCCATTGAGCTTCACCGAACTCTGTGATGACAAGTCTATCGATTGATCGACCAATCGCTGGTGACCTACCACCAGCAGTTAGAACCTTAATACCCCCACCATGAATGAACTGCATTTGTGTTGCGCCAGCCTTTTTGCCAGGAGCAAGCGGCATTTTCACATCGTCAGGAAGTCTGTTGTAGGCAAACAGAATCCGCTCAAAAATATCCTCGGCCGTATCTTGACGCTCAGCGATTAGCAGGCCCTTGACTCCGCTGAGGTACATGCAATCTCTAAGCAGTAGCATGACAGATACGGTAGTAATCTTAGCCTGACGAAACTTGTTGACCATCAACCATTTGTTTTCGTCATATGCTTTGAGCAGCTTCTTTTGCGTATGCGTAGGCTCCATGTAGCCTGTAGACTCGTCTTCTCGGACAATCTGACACATAGAGACGAACGCATCGGGCGTAGAAAAAAGTGCTCGAATTTTGCCTTGGTGAAGCCCCGGAGCGTCGGCAAACTCAGCGCCGCCAATCTTTTCGGTTTCTTTCTTTTGTGTGTTAGCCATGGGGCAAGTTTATCATGTAAAGACTTTCGCGCCGAAAGTGTTGCACTTTTATTTGTAATCATGTAAACCTGAATCACGCACCTAACTTGCGGTCGGGTAGCCATTTAGGTCCGGCATAACGCACCAGGCAGGCGTGAAACTCGTTTAAATTATTCCAACACTTTTTGTGAGAACAAAATGACTATCAGTACTGAACTGCTGAACACCACGTTTGCGGATCTCCGCGGACCCCTGGTGAACTCGTTTGTTCGTAGCAATGAACTGTTCGAAGCACTTAACTCGAAAGCACGTATGCCAATGGAAGGCGGAACGAAGATTGAGCGTTCCTTTTCTGGTGGCGCACCTGCTCGCGGTGTCGGTGTCTACGTCGGTGATGAGCTACTGAACATGACCCGTCGTCAACAAATCCGGAAGTTTGAGGTTGAGCCTCACCGTCTGGTTATGGCGATCAACATTCCAAAGCGTGAGCTTGCGCAAAACTCTGGAAAGCTGGCGATTATTCGTCTGATCGAAGAGTACCCGCAAACTGCGATGGAAGCTGCTAAGGCTGACCTTAACAAGTACCTTCTTACCGGTACGAGTCGTGGTCTGGCTTTCAACACCTCTGAGCTTCAAGGTTTCCTTACCCTTAACGGTGAGTTCTCCTCAGGTATCGGAACTGGCGTGACGCACGGTCTTCTTGACTTCCTCGCTCCAGGTTCTCAGAGCCAGAAGGTTCAGAACGTGTCGAAGAGCAACACGTACTTCCACTTCAACCAGCACAACGACATCGGCACGTTTGCGACAGATGGTATTACGCAACTGCGTAAGACTTACCGTCAGTGCGCTCACTATGCAGGTGGTATTGGTAAGGGTCCAGACATGATCTTCATGGATGACGACACCTACACCAACTTCGAGGATAGCCGTCGGGACAACGTTCGCGTCAGCATCATCGACGACAAGATTGACAAGAGCAACACCCTGGGATTGAACCTTGGTCTCGCAACTGTCACTTCTTCGATCGACCTGGATCGTGCCAACTTCGGTACCCCGGCTGATGACGGTGTTACTTACATGCTCAACACTGACTACATTGAGTTCCCGATGCTTGAGGCACCGAACATCAGTGAGTTCAAGGAGCGCGTTGGTGACCAAGATGTCGTTACTGCGATCTTCGCAATGCAAGGAAACATGATCTGCACTAAGCTTCCGGCTCAGGGTTGTGTCTCTGGAGGTGCTTCATGAGCAATGTTTTCGAAACAGGCTCTAGTGTTGTTGATGGATCTGATGCTGTCAGCCCCTTCGCATCTCAGTATGACGACGAGGTCTACCCAGTCGGTACTCGCCGTGTTCAGTCTGCTGACGAGGTAAACGCAGCCAACTCGACTCACTACGGTGATCGGGAGTGGATCTTCGTTTACAACGATGACGCGACTGACTTCGCTGAAGGTGATGTCATCATGCTCGACAACAGCGACTACCAACCGTACCACGGTCTCAAGTCAACTGCGACACTCCATAAGTTTCGCATTCTTGGGGTAGCCGGTGGCGCACTTGCCGCTGGTAAGTACGGCTGGATCGTTGCGAGTGGAGTATGTGAGGTCACTTGTGATGGTGGCGTTGCTCAGGGTGATCGTATCGTGGCTCATGCGAGCACCGCTGCTACCGCTGACACACTTACATTGAATGCTGATGCCACCACTGACAACCTCGAGTGTGTCTTTGGTATGGCTCTTGAGGCTGACGGTTCCGCCGGCTCCAAGGCAACCTGCATTATTCGGTCAGTGTACTAGCCCTCGACCCGTGATACACTTGGGGGGCGTAGCTTTCGGGTTACGCCCCTCTCGTATTTAGGAGTTGGTGTGAACGTTTCTCTTGCAATGTTGAAGCAACAACTGTACGCGATGCGATCTTGGGATTCATCTGGTGAGACTCAAGACAATCGTATTCGTCAGGCACTCAATGCCGCACTTGTCCGTATGGCAAGTGACGTGCCCCAGGCGCTTGTGCCTGGAGAAGAGCACATTGTTCTTTACCCGGATGTCGTCAGTAGTGATGACGCCGTCAAAGCACGCGTAGCTACGTTCTACGACGATAAGCGATTGCTTCAGTTCGTGGACACTGCGGGGGCTACGATTACATCGGGTTCGAGTTTGACGTCCTGGCGCCCTACCGTGACTGGTGAGTGGGATGGTCTCATGCATATTGAGATCACTGATGCAGCAGGTGTGATTCATCGTCGTCAGTGTCTGGAATGGTTCATCGATAACACCACAGTCGATGGCTCGAATGTAAGTACTTACGTTGTCACTTTGGATCGCCCGTACCCGGATATTGTCGCGGCGGCTAACGGACTCAATTTCCGTATTCATCAACCAGAGTTTTTCGTCGACGCTGATGTCATGGAGTTGATGGAGCCAGGGCGTATTTTTGACGGTACTCGTCAACAAGTTTGGAAAATAGACACTGCGGGCGCAAGTCGGCAGGACATGCTCGATCATGAGGGCAACTCCAAAGGTCGCCCATATCGCTGCTGGAGAGGTCGCCACTTCCAGCTAGCTGCTCCAACTGAGGCCCCTAAAGTCATCGAAGCCAATGCTAGCGCGACGACCGTTACTCCACAAACGGGCAATTCTCAGTATGGGACAGCCGTCAGTGAATCGTCCACGAGCGAGACAGTGTCGACTCCGCTTGCGACGGAGTATAAGTGGACTGACCAAAAGAGTCTTCGTCGCGGACGTTGGGCTATTTGCTATACGTATGTTCTTGGTAGGCGGGATGAGGAGTGGCAGCAGTCACCATTGATTACGCCCGGCGGTGACACAGATCAAGACAGTTCATATGGCCTGACCTGGGCCTATAAGGCCGGTACCGTGGTGCCAGGTGAAAATCAGTACTCAGGAATACATGACCCTCTGTTTGAAAGCGCTCCGTCTCCAATCACCGTGTTCGAGCAGTCGGAGTCAGGTGATCCATCAGCGTTGATTCTTTCGGCAACCGATATCGATGCCATGCAGGGTTTCGGCGACAACTCCTACAAGCGATTCGGTCGTTCGGGTATGCGGATCAGGTACTACGTCGCACACCTCGAAGCTAACGACAAAGGTGTTGGAACCTATAACTCCGTAGAGACCAATCAAAGGTTTCATCTGCTTTGTGAGGTGGAGCCCACATTTGATATGCCTACAGAACTCAAAGGTACGGGAGTCAGCATTCCTGAGGGGATTACGAAGCTTGGAAGCTCTGACTCGGTATCGGCGAGGATTATCTGGACTGGTAAGGAACTGTATGACTACCATCGGCCGCTGAAGCACAGCACAGGATATTACGCGTGGAAAGTATTCCCGCATCAAGACGCTCGGTACGAGCTTGACTTTCGAGTTTCAAGGACACCTAGTCAGTTCATCGACGATCGGGACACTTCAGAGGTGCATCCGGAAGCTGTACCGACATTGATTGAGCTTGCGCTTTACTATGTCAGCTTGACCGACGGCAACGATCAGATCAGTGCTCAGGCACACCTCGAACGCTATTTGAACCTGGTGCGTGTATTCCGGGATCGGTATGGTAATCCGGGAGGAATTGTCGAACCGGTATCAATTTTGGGTTACTCTCATAGGCACCGTTACGGTACATTTAGTTCTTCCGAGTAACCAATAAGAGGTATTTATGACTCAAAAATTCTATCCGACCTTGACTGCTATCCCCCGATTGAGTGTGGGTGAGAAGATGTTTCGCAAGACATTGATCAACCAATACGAAGAAGCCATGGTGGTAAGCGTCTTGTCGAATGACAAGGAGTCGCCCATCTGGACCGCTACACTCATGACCAAAAACGGCATCGAGTTTGTCAGCGGTGCCGTCGAGCATCGATCGATCCATGATTGGATGCCTATCGGTTGGGTGTTTGACGTAGAAAAGGTTGGTTGGATTCCACCACAAGACATCTTGCGTAGCGATGATGATGACGTTGTCATTGAAGATCCAGTCGAGGCGGAGCGCGTCAATCGGGAAGCTATCTTCGATATCCCCGCTCCTTGGGCAGAAGAGAAGTACATGTCCTGGCGCGCTCGGGTCCTTAAGTCACAACCGTCTCTTAGAGGCACAGATAAGATTTATGATAAGTTGTCTGCAGCCTGGAAGCAGAAGACGTATGAGATTACCATCTAGTTGAGGTGAATCTGTGGGTGGTCCGACGGAGCAAAGCACGAGTACGGTCTTCATTCCTCCGGGAGAAGGTCGACAAACCTTTTCTCCTCAGCCACTGGCTTGGCTCGTAGAGAACCTTGAGATTGGTCCCGATGACATTCTTCAGAGTGTTGTTGGGCCCAGTATCATTCGAACTAAGGCGCAAGCGTTTAAGTCTGTGGTTGGGTATGAGGACGTCGAGATCGATATCGATGAAGCTTTGACCAGCGCTTGGCCTTCCTCAGTTCCGACATATGGCTATAAGACGGGTGAGCCCGTCAGTATTTTTTCGGCGTCGTTGCTGAATGGTGCGGCTCAGATGTTGCTGTACCGTATTGGGCCTCGTCTGTTTTCGTTTCATGGCGGGATGGACGATGCAGACGAGGTCCTCATCGACAACTTGACTGTTACGACGGACTCTAAGTACGTCGATCAGTACGTGGTGATCAATGATAAGATCATCTTTTTCAACGGTGTCGACCAGCCCCAGGTCATCACATACGAGGGTCAAGTCACCCCACTGGGCTTCGACAAAAAGGCTGCGACAGTAGCGGTATCTTCTCCGAGCCAGCCTGATTTTGAAGATGTACCGAACTACTACCCGAACTCTATGGGTTACTCCTGGCAGGGTCGTATCGGAACTCCAGGTGACGAACTGAGTGGGCAGACCGCTTCTTTGCTCAAAGGTGCTTGGTACTACTACGTTCAGTACGAAGACATACACGGAAATCTGTCAGAGTTTTCTCCGCCCAGCGATCCAGCTACGATTCACACGAATCAAGCAGATCCATACTTCACGCCGGGGGTAGCTCAAAAAGAAAGTAGCTCAGGTGGTGTTACTACCACCCTCCCGGTTATTTTGGCCGGAATGTTCAGAATCACGAAGAACACGATCCCTACCGGCGTTGAAATTGATGATCTGACGCGGCGATTTTTGCTGAAGTCATCGGGTGAACTACCTGAGCACGCAGTAGCCACTAGGATTTTCCGCACGCAGGATACGAACCATAAGGATCAGACGCCTAAGTTCCTTGCTCGGATTCCGGGTACACGTCAGTTTTACTTCGACGACAACAATGCTGACAGTGATCTTGGGATGGAGTGGTCCGAAACTGTCTCCGTTCCTGTCTTCAAGGTTGGTTGCTCGCATCAAGGTCGGCTTGTGATCGGCAACGTACCGGGCGCTCCCGGCATCGTCAGGCAGTCTCAGCCGGGGTTTGCTGGTACGTTCGAGGCCAAAGACTTTATCTACCCCGACAGCCAAGGTGCTGAGATTACGGCCCTGGCGTCGAGCAACGGCAGCCTCATTGCCTTTACTCAGACGGCAACGTATTTGATCTCCGACGACTTTACGACCTCAAAGCCGCTGGCGACAGGGATCGGGTGCGTATCTCAGAAGTCGATCCAATCGATGAGGGACGGCACCCTTATTTGGCTTGCGTCGGACGGGTTCTACGCCCTGAATCTTTCAGGTGGCCTCACGAAGATTTCTAATCCCATACAGAAGATCTTCGATAATGAACTCAATGAGAGTCAGTTTTATCGGGCGGCTTCTGTAATCGACCATCATACTGGCGAGTATCGATGTGCTTTGGCCGAGCGCGGACGAAACAGAAACACGTTGATAATGTGCTTCGACGGGAAGTATTGGCGACGTCAAACATTGGGTTTGAACGTGGCTGATTTATGCTCTGTAAAGGACCACACTCACTTGACTTTAGCTGTGGGCTCCGATCCCAGAGAGTTGGGTTTACCGTCTATTCAGGGTTCTGAGTTTCGCGGTTATCTAGATCTTGCTCGCGTCTTTGTTTTGAACCGTCAGACTACGGATTACTTTGGCCCTCCTCGGAGGGTGCGGTACCGTTCTGCGTGGTTGAGATCTGGTGATTACGGGCTTGTACCTACAAACGTAAGAAGCTTGTACGTGGGTCTACTAGACTCTTGGGTGGGTACGGCGACAGTGCGTCTGTATCGAAACGGTTCTTGGAATCCAGTAGCTGAGATGCACGATCTATTGCTTCATGGACCCGATGACGGATCTGAGCTTATCGATGATGTTGCTTCGGAGGCAGTCGTTGGTGAAGCGCGAACCCGCGATAGTCGAGTTTTCTGGCGGCAGGTACCCGTGGATATCCGCAATGCCAACTGCTGGGCTTTTGAGCTTGAGCTTATCGGTAGTCCCGCACCAAGATTTGTAGAGGAAGCGGATGAGAAGACGGAACTCACACGCGATCAACACGAAGGTATTGGTTGGTCTAATCTTTTTGACGACCCGCAAGATGGACTGACCGAATTCGATAGTCGCAAATCGGATCCTCACATGTGGGAATTGGGCCGCCTCAAGATTGCAGCATTCGCCTTCGATGTCAGTATTGCAACTAAGGGCTCACCACTGGGCCGCGTACCCTACAGGCAGGATAAATAATGCCTCATATTTTTCCCCGGCGATTCTTGCGTACTCGAGATGTTCTTGATCCGTCCGACTTCAATGAAGATTTTCATCCAGTATACGATACTCTTCAAGGAAGGCTGGATCGAACCAACTTCAATGCGGCCGATCTCAAGGCAAATCTACGTCCGCATCCCGATAGCTCAGCTACATTGACGACAGGACTAACGTCAGATCGAGGACCTAGTGTTGCCGAGGGTGCGTATTTCAAGACTCATGTGTCGCAAGTAGAGAGTCGATTCGAGGTATGGGAGAGCAACAGTGCAAGCGCATCGCGGGTACCTCTCAATTTCGTTGAGCCCGATGGGTCTACGTTTAGAGACATATACGAGTTCACAGGCTCAAGCCCGAATGCATACCCATCGATAATTCCTAACCATGGCGCTTGGTCAGCGGTGAAGAACGAAGATCTATCGGACAGTCAAAAACTTACTTTTAAGACGGGTCACGCTAAGATCTGGGTGTCTGCGTACGCGCAGTACATCTGGCAGGGGTTCTTTGAATATAAGAAGCCGTGGATTCCAGGCAATCGAAGATATAGTGGAGCCGACCTACATACCCCAGATCCGCCATCTTCATGGGCTTTTCAAGACGGCTCGTTTCAGAATGAGAGTATTGCTACAAGAGAGCGAGAAGTACTCAATTTGCTGGGACCGTCCAAGACACACGAATCTTTACCGACTCCAACTTCAATGAACATAGCTGGTAATGTGCAAGTGTATGATGAACCGTTTGCGTTCCCGCTGAACGAAAGGCAGGCGGTACACACGACTAAAAATGACTTCGCTGATGAGGTTTTATTTCCCCACAAGAACGGCTACCACCACATTTCGCGCGGCTTTAATCCTTGCTTGGTTCAGTTCGCTATCCGACTCGATGGAAAAATTATCGAGGAGACGATTACTGGTAAGCGTATGCCTTTTGAGGAGTCTCCGCATGGACTTCGTGTTGATGACAGTCCTAGAACAACGTCACAAGACGAAATCGAGGCCGCTACTTTTTTGAACTTGTTAGGAGAAACCGCTGACTATTCTGCCTTAGAGCACCAGACAGGGCAGCGTTCTTTTTCCGTAAAATCAACGTTGGGGGAAAGCGGCAACGCACGTCCCGGCCAGAAGATCAAAACATCAAGAGCAGTATCATACGGACCAGAAGTAATGCCCGTGCGACTGGGTACTGTACTTGAAGTGCAGCCAGGAGAGCACACGATTGAGTTGTGTGTGCGCCGACTACAGAGAAAGAAGGGTAAGTTTAAGGTCGGGGATTTCGTTGGTGTTTTCTCGCGACGTCTAGTTGCATTCGAGCTACCAATCCACCCACTCCGTACCCCTACAGACATCGGCGGTTTGGACACTCTGGGGCTTCAAATAGACCCAATGAGTAAGATCCCCGCTTTTAAGACTGAGACAGAATTGCGGGATGCCAATGTATCTGATGTCCGAAGCACTTTGAGTGATGAAATAAATAATCTTCCTGACGAAGCTTTAGATGATGAAGTTCTAAGCAATCGTTATCTACCTAGTAAAGTCGTGTTTGCAGAAACTGCAACAATGTCACCTACTCACATAGTCGACGAGTTTACTGGAATATTTCGATCCGAATCAAATGCTCACTCAACAGAGGCAATTTTTCCTGGCTATAAACATGGAGACGCGCTTTCCAACAATGTGGTGGCGCAGTCCAAAAGTGGTTGGCGGCTGGCTACGGGTGACTTGCTTTCGACGAGCAGGATGGGCTGGCTTCAGCTTCAAATGTCCGAAGGTGCTGATAAATTAAGTGTCACTCCGCCCGTTGTTGAACGAGTGTTGCGTCCAAATGAGCAACTGATTTTGATGATGGACGTGGAGTTGAGGGGCATCGAACCGCTGTATTCTGACGACGGACTCGATGCGCTACAGTGCATGACTAAGTTTACTGATGCTCAGTTGTTACGTGAGATTGCTCGTGACTATCTTCGTTATTGTTTAGCTGAACGATACCTCGACTTGTTTGCAATGTTTGCCATTGGCTACAAAGAGGATGGCTCATGGATCGTATCAACAGATGCCGCGCCGTCGGTAGTCAACTCGTTCAACTGGATTAATCGCCACGCAACATTTGACTGTTCGTCTCATATGGCTGACCTTCCCATAGCGAGACTGGGAGGTAAAAATTTTTGGGATCACGATCCGCGTTGGGATCGTGTCGACAGCGGACCTTTTTTCGCCGATAATCAAGATGAGGACGGTTATATTGCAAGCGGAGCCAAGACTGGGGGTAATCTTCTCCGCAGTAATCTTGGCGTAAACATACCCATCATGACTGTGATTGAGAATACGGGGACCACAAATCGGACGATCACCGAGTTCGGAGGGTTTGCTTGTACCATGGTTCCAAGCATTTGGACCAAAGGCCATGGTCTAAGTAATCCTCGACAGTTTACCGAAGCCTTGACACCTGAAGAGAAAGCAGTAGGTCATCTGTTTGACGAATGGCTGTATCCTATTCATCGTGTATGGACATCGCCTGTAGGTGGCCGGAATATCTTAAAGGGCGTCAAAGTGCACTTTGGCAATGCTCGACTTACTGCAATCAAGGTTAAAAAGTGAGCTTCGATGCCTAAGATTACGCTACCCCCGATTCCTGTACAGGGCTCTCGACTTCTTACTGAGCGTCGGTTTAGTGATGTTGATGAGCCGTATACGGTTGCGACTCACGCACGACTTGACACTCCGCAACAAGACTCAGGTCTTATGTCGCAGATGAATGGTCGACTGACGGTAGACAATTTGTCTGAAAACTTTGTAGTCGAGGACTACCATATTCAGCCTGAGCAAGCGTCACTCGGTCGCGTAGAGTCGATGCTTACATCTTCAACTGTGTATGGCAGCGGTATACCTCAGACCCAAGATGCCGATAACTTTTTCGCTTTGCCGGGCTGTTCTTTGAAATGGTATCAGCCCTATGCCACCTCGATGTCCCTCATGCAATGGTCGCTCTTCTTCAGCTACAATTCTTGGCGCGGTGTCTACAAGGACAAAGATGGCGAGAATCATAGTGGTGGAGTGAACTCACTGATCACACTACGCTGTCGTTTGGATGACACCATTGTGCCCGCGAGTACTCGAACACTCGGTCAGAACATGTTCCATCCGCTTTCTCCGGGCGCTCTTGACAGGGACGATCAGACTGGGCCTGGAATGTCGGTCTTTGATTTTTTTGCTGACAAGTACTTCCCGACGGTCTTCGGTGACTTTGGTGTGGATTACGATCGAGAAAGAAATATCGACGAGGATAATCCGGCTAATTTTATGAACTTCAGAGGTGGCAATCCTCAGTACGTGCAGACTGAAGCGCACACTGGGCGGCAGCTTGATCTGCACCATATGGCCACATTGACGAAGGGGTATCACCAGATTTCGATCGAGTGCTCGATTCAGACTCCGGAAGGTGCCTCTGTGTACTTGCAGAATGCGGGCTCACCACGCAAGTCAATGATCCGTAATCGTGGCTACTTTGACCTTGTCGGCAAACTGAGCTTGGGTATTCGGAACGCACGCGTTCTGAACTTGTTATGATGTTTTTACTTTGAGAGGTGGTTGTGAGCCCTGTGCTGCCTAAATTTAGTCTTTCGACCGCGCTGTCTTACTCAGCCCTGTTGGTTTGGTCTTTGCTGCATGACAGTGGCGTTGATGCTGACATTATGATGTCTTTTGACCCCATCACCGGCGGACTATTGCTCGCCGGTGCTGGACTTGCTGTTGGTAAGGAAGTTTTAGCGGGTAAGCGGCAGAAGGCAGCGATTGCAGCCCAAGCGAAGGACGAAGCTAAACGAAAGGCTGCGATTAGAAAGTATATGGGCCCAGAGGCCAAACGAGCCCAGAAAAGATTACGTAGGGGTAAGTACGGACTCAGTAAGGCGAAGCAGCGAGAAGGTACTGAGGAAATTCAGGCTGCGGCAGAGGCCCAGGTAAAGGGTCAAAGGGCTGAGCTTGAGCGCGGTCAAGGCCCGTATGGATCTGGTCGTCGAGAAGCGTTGAGGCGCGCTTTGACTGAGCAGCAACAGTCGACCGTCGCACAAGGCAGGCTGGGCACTGCGCGCTTGTCAGAGCAAGTTGGGGCTCAGCAGCAAGCCGCCGATCGAGGGACGGTTGCACAGTACGGCCAGACTCTTGGTGGCATGGCTTCAGCAGTACCCGGCATGCAGTATCAGACTCCAGGCATGGGTGAACGGCTATTCGGCGTCGGCATGCAGGGCCTGACGGGTATGGCAACTCTTGGCACATTTTCCGGCGGCGGAAAGGGTGAGGATGGCGTTTCCGATAAAGAGCTTGAGGCTGCCGGCGCAGCGTCTACATACGCTAAGCAAGATCGTGGGAATTAATAATGGCGTCAACATACGATATGGTTCACCTGGCTGCGGCCATCCGTAAGTCTCGAGAAGGTAAAGACGGAAAGCCTACAGCCGATGAGGTCTTCACCGAAGCCAAGCGATACGGGTTGCTGCTCAAGATCGAAGACCGCATCAGTATCAACGAACAGGCGATGTTCAATGCACGAAAGGCTGTGCTGAGAGCCTCTCTGGATTGGCGTAAGTCTGATCGCGATTTCATGAAGTATATCGCAGACGTCAAAAACGGGAACATCAAGTTTGAACGTCAGCAAGCGGCGAAACTTCTTAGAGAAGTGCAGAAGAAGGGTGAGAAGGCTCTCAAAAGTGCAACCATGCATGATGACAGCATGGTTCGCAGGGCGATGGACAACGCCCGAGACAGCAACTACAAACGCGGGCTGAACGCCGATGATGCGCTTTTCCGCGCGATCTTTGACACTGACCCCTTTGGTGATCCGAATCAAAGGCGGAATCTTAACAAACCAGAACATCGGGGTGCTTTACGAGAACTTCTCAGGAAGTTCGAAGACAAAAATTCCGGCATCTTGGACATAGACGAGAATGGCGTCGTAACAAACGTTGACGACTTGTTGAGCGAAGATGAAAACATCAATCCGCTTTTGCAGAATGGCATTATGTCTAAGATGCAAGTGCGGGCGTGGGCTGATGAAGGCGATTCAAATGAACTTCGCGTCTACAACCGGGCGATGGAAGCAGATGCCGCAGCCCTTGGAGAGGTCAAGGGCGCTCTAGATCGTTTGGGTGCAAAGGCGGGTGAGCTTGAAGACACTCAGCTTGCATTGACGGACGATGCTGTCAAAGAACTCTTGAGCAGCAGCGCTGGTATGGTAGCGCAGGTTCAGACTGTTCTCGAGAATCCGCAGACGTTCAGCATCGATGACATGGATGCGCTCGAAAAACAAATGGATGACTTCAAAGAGCTTGAAGACAGCACTACTCGATTGAAAGCTCTTCAGAAAAAAGTCATGCAGGAGAAGCCTGATCGAGCGGAAAAGCTTCGCCAGAACATGGGAATCAGCATTGCCAGCACGGCATTTCAGTCATGGGCTGCCGACAATGGCTTTGATGAACTTGGTCGGATTGATGCCGACGAAGACGGAAAGCTCGACTTTGATACCTACGTTCAGGGGCGTGATGACCTGCCTGCGATCATGGCGTTTCATCGGCAGCAAAAGCGGGGTGCGGGTCGCTACGGTATGCGGAAGATTGGTACCGGGGACATCGTACAGTTTCGCCTCAACGGTGAGTTGATTCAGGGTGAGCGACTGAAGTACCACGCTGCGGATCGTCCGGGTGTGGTGCGTGTCATGGTGCCTGGACGTGAGCCGCCGACGGTGACTCTTAATCCTGGTGATGTCGATCAGATCGAGATCGTTGCTCGTGATCCTGAGAAGACTACACCGACCGATCGACGGGCTCGGCGCGCGCTCTTCTTTAGGGGCGGTGCAATTAAGAGGGCCGTGGATGAGTCTGCGCCGGGCATGGACATCGACGATGCGGCCCAGGACAAAGAAGGACAGTTTGTCGTTGATGAGTCGGGTCGTCATCTAACTCAAGATGAATACGACTCAATGGTTGCAAAGAGCATGGCCGACAGAGTCATTGTCGGTAAGCGTGTAGGCGATCAAAAGTATCTGGTTCAAGCTGACGGTACGGTGTACAGAATCGATGAGTCGGGTGAGCTTTTCGAGCTTAGCGAAGAGGGGGTAGATGAAGCCGGGGCAAAAGAACTTGCCGCCGTTGCAGACGCACCTGCTCGTCGAGTGGCGATTGCGGAGGAATCTCCTCCAGGATCCGGCAACTTTAGTTCACGTCCGGTAACTGTTGAGGACCTTGAAGCAGATATGTTCCCTCAAACGCACGCATTTGAAGCGCTTGAAGGTGAACCTGATACGAGCGGACTAGGCGCAGAGTACTGGGATCAAGTCGAGGCGCAGCGGGGGCCTGTAACGTTGGAGTCGATGGGACTGAAGTACGTTGATAATTTCGATCCACGCTCGACCCAGACGTTTAGTAACGAGCGCGTGATTGGTGGTATGAAGTTCGTCGATCTCGATCGGGATGCTGACGAAGAACCGTTCAGTGATGAGCAAGACATTGAGGTTGGGGCGGGCGTACCGGGTGAGCAAACGACAGAGCAGGCGATGGCGCAGGCTGAGTACGACGCACTGACTCCCGAGCAAAAGCAGGTCATCGAACAATACGATGAGGCGTACCGCAACGCCCCACCAGACAATAGGCCGCAACCACCAGAAGGTTACGAGATTACTCCGAATGGTCTGCGCCCGGTTCCTGAAGCTCCGATCACGGAGCAAATCGATCAGTCAGCCGCAGAAGTGGGTGAGCGACCTGACGAACGTGAAGACCTCGTTGCGACCGTTGACGAGTTGGGCCTGCCTACTGAAAGGGAGCCTGCTCCGTTGACTGAGGAGGAGGAGTCTACGATTCGCACTTGGACGGCGCAATCTCAGGATGCGAACCGGCAGGGACTTCCTGGTCCTGAGGTCCCCGAGGGCTATGTTCTGGTCGAAGGCCGTGGTCTCCAGCCCGAGCGAATGGCACCGAGCGTTGAGCCCGCACCGACCCGAGAGGCTGAGGATGTTGACGTGTCAGCAGTTGATATGGACGTCGTTGCTCCCCCACCAGCACAGCCGGCCCCTGTAGAGGCGAAGCCGGTTGAAGTTCTTTCTGATGAGGACATCGATGCTCTTTCGGCACCTTCTCCAAAGATTGAAGACGAGTTCCCGCCCCCGCCACCAACTGCGGAACTTCCTACTGATGTAGAAGATGCGCTTCGTGCTACCCCCGAGAGTGAGAAAGCAAAGAAGGCGAAAGCCGCAGAGGCCAAGCGAAAGGCAGATGCTGAGGCAGCAGAGACGGCCGATCCTGACCCAGTCGGAACGGCTCTCGCCAAGGCCGCTATTGAGGCTGCTGCGGGTGAACCTGAGTCCAAGGGCGAGATTAATCTACCTCCAACAGAGCCTACAAAGATTGAAGACAAATCTGAGGCTGTGAAGAGAAAGACCAAAGAACTGGCGGATGAGATTGTTAAGCGAGAAGCTGATCGTAAAACAACTAGACGAGACAAGATTAAAGGCGTATTCGAACAAACGCTTGGGGTCGAAGATCCTTTCACGGAAGAAAAAACGGATGCCGTTCAAGTTGAGGGTCAGAACAAGGTCAAGTCGACCCCACCAGTAGTCGGTCAGAATACCGAGCCTGCGAAGACTCCTGCGGCTCCGGAGGCATCCACCTTTAGTCCCGATGATGTTGCTAAAGATAAAGAAGCCCTGGAGGCTTTGAGGAATGCTCAGCTAAGAGACGCTATCACCACACGAAACACCGAGGCGGTGCAGTAATGGCTGAGATGCCCGAGATTAGTGGTGTACCTAAGCTTTCCTCTGGTGCGATGACTGCGCCGGGTGAAACCTCACTGAAGAAAAAGCCTATCGTTACTCCGACGAAGAAACCTGCCGTGGCAAAAAGTCTGTCGAGCAGACGTAACAAGTTCTACCAGCAAGAGGGTTTCGATCGTGACGCTCATGCGGAGCAAGTTACGAGCGCTATGGGCTCTATGCTTGGTGGCGACTCCGGTGGTATGCAGGGTCTCATCGAAGGTCTTGCGGGCGCGAAGAAGTATAGGACCGATATGGAAGATCGTGCGGCAGCGGCCAAGAAGGAAAAGGATCTCGATAATCTTTATGCGCAACTTGGTGAGTTGCTGGCCGAGGGTAAGTAATGTCAGGAGTAAAGATTCCAGCATCCGCTTTTGGTGCGTTTGGTATCGGAAAGAAGGCTGTCCAAGTGTCTACGACTACCGATCGAGACGATTCGCAATCGACTAACGCCGAGCCAGTTAGTACGACAGTGACGAGTTCGGGCGATGCTACCAATGTAGTCGCGGATTCAACAGAGCCTACGGTTACCATTACTGAAGACCCACCTGCCCCACTCGTGTCAAGTGGTGCACCGGCAGGTTCTACCGCGCAGCAAGCAATCGGCACTGCTGGTCAAGACTCTGTACTTGCTGAGTTTTTCAAGGGTCAAAAAGACTTTGAGGAGAAACAAGCAGCCTTGAAAGCAAAGCGTGAGGCACGCAAGGCGTTCACACGAGAGCGGGGGGCGATTGAAGCTCGCGAGACGGGTACATATGAGGGTCCGATGATCGGCCCGTTTGGAATCCCTACTGAAGGGGCGGGGCCTCGTTCAGAGGAGCGCACCTATACTGTTGGTGCTGAGAGGGAAGAAGGTACGGGGCCCGGAGTTTTGTTCCTACCAAAAGGCAAGTCGCGCGAAGACATGATGAAGGGTCTTGAGCGTATTGACCAAAAGCGTGCCGCACCAATGGCCCGTATGGGTGAACTTGATAATCAGATCAACACGACAAAGAAGATTACTGAACTCATTGGGAGTGTTCTCGATTTGTACGGCAACGTAGGTCAGTACAGCGCTGAAGGGGCTCGTCGTGCGGGCGGGGCTGATCGCGGGGTTTTGGTCGGAGACTATCGTAACCCTGGAGTATCCGGAAGTGGTATCACTCCACGTCAACCGACGTCTCCTGCGCAGAGGGACTTGATTGCTCGCTACGGCAAGAAGTTGGAAGACGGTCGGGTTGTTTTGGATAGAGATGGATTGAAGAACCTGGTATCGATTCACAACAAGCTTAATAAGGAAGTGTCGGATCGATCGGCTGAACGAGAAATATTAGCCGCGCGTAGAGATCAGCTTGATAACGCTTATAATAACTATAGAGAGATGATGGAGCGCGCTGGGATGGACGGCGTAGCCGTAGCTGACAATGAGTAATCATTACCGTAGGTGCTGCAGTGTCTGAAGTAGAGCCGATCAAAACACAAGATGACCTAGATATCGAGTACGACTCCCCCGAGGAGAAAGATGAGATCGAATTCGATAGTGTCGATCTTCAACTCGACAACTTGGCATCTGAGATTCAGTACCGAAGATCTGCGGCACTTAGTCCGATGGCCTCTCCCGACGCTGCAAGTCGTGCGTTGTCGCTGCCTGAGGTCATACAGACACACAGCAAGCGTCTGGGGTTGACCGATAAGCAGTTCGCTCGCGCGGCAGCAAACCAGGGTTTGGATCTCGGTGTGTTGGTCACTGAGATTGGGCAACGTGGCAACGATGCCAAGGACGTCTTCAAGACACTCGAAGACGGTGGGATGGTCTCATTCAAGCCCCTTAATGAACGTAAGAAGGGCATGAGGGACATTCGTAAGAAGCGTCTCACTGCTTTGCGCGGCGACCAAATTAATCAGTATGGTCAAGCGAGAGTCCTTTCAGGCGAGAAAGAAATCGAACTGAGCGCAGAGGAGCTTGCAACTGCTCGACCGAAGAAAGAGTATGACTTCACGAAACTCAAAGACCCGAGTAAGCGTCAGCTTGCGGTAGCTGAGATTGTATACGAGATGGGTTCGGACGCAGGGTTCAACCAAGATCAAATGGCTGCGATCCTTGCAAATGGGTTCGCCGAGAGCAGACTTGACCCCATGGCTGTGAACCCCGTCAATGAAGACTCACACGGTGTGTGGCAGTTTAATCGTACGGGTTCGGGTGAGGGTCGAAACTTTACTGTAGAGCAGCTTCAAGATCCGCGATTCCAGATGGAGCAGATCATCAAGGCGACAAAGAGTCGTGATGAGCTTGCAGGATTTAGAGACCCTACGGCAGACGCGAACCAGCTTACAGAACAGTTCATGCTCAAGTTTGAGAAGCCTGCGCGCAAACCAGGTGACATTAAGGCGCGCCAAGCGTTTCTCGGCCAAGCGAATCGATTGCTGAGTGAGGCGGCAAAGACATCCCCGAAGGGTCAGAGTATCGAGAATCTGAAGGCTCGTAAACGATCTCAGCTTCTGGACCGCCTACAACGCAATGACGGCCGATCATTCCGCCTGGTCACCGATGAGGAATCGAAGGGCGGACGCGCGGAGAACGAGGTCGCACAACCAGGGTCACCTGCTTTTGACCGGTATGAGCGTGAGGTTCAGGGTCAGATCAACGAGAAGGTCGCCGATGATCCTGAGCGTGCAAGGCTGATTTCTCAGACGCTAGCTAAGTATGGTGAGGGTGGTAGCGACACGCTCCGAGAGACGTTTGCAGATTCTGCATTTAATGATCTCATGAACGTCGGACTCACTTACGATGTCGATAAGGCGGCACAAAAACTGGGTATTAGCTCCGAAGAATTCAAGTTGCGAGCCGGGGTAGAAGGTTCAAAAGAGCACAAGATTCGTGAATATCTGCGGCAGGTCAACACACGGCACGCAGCCCTGTACATCACGACGAATAAGCTGGGTGTGCCTGCCTTGGTGTCCTATGAATTTATGGATCCCAAGAATGTCATGGGCGAAGAGCGTTATGGAAAGGGCGACAACTATTTCAAGCGACTTTTATTTGAGGGAAGTCGCAATCGCGTCCAGATGCTTGGCTTGGACGACAATAATATGCCCGTCTTCCGGGCGCAGGGTGGCTTCGATTCTGTAGCCTCAAAGCTCGATGTATTGCTGAGTCTCGGTTCAGGAGCACTCGAACGTTCGCTGAAGGGACCCGAAGGTGAGTCTGTAATGGAAGCACTGAAAGAGGGTTCGATTCAGGGTCTGCGTGACCAGAAAAACTTTACCAAGGTACTTTTGTCTACTGACGCGGCTCGAGACAGTGGTGTGAAAGCTTTGGGTCTTGGCGCTGTTGGTGTCGCGACTGATATTCTGATGCCTGACCCGACTATGGGGCTGGCGGGTGTCGTTAGTAAAACTGCGAAGGGCGCTAAAGCAATCAAGCCCATCATCAAGCGGCGCTACGTGCCACAGACACTTGATCGAATGGGGACCGCTGCGAACGACATGATTGAGGCTCAGAAGCTTATCAAGAGAGCTTCCGAGAAGTTTGCGGAAGGCGACATGGACGGCGGTCGTAATCTCCTTGAGCAGGCTAAGAAGTTTGCTCGAACAGCAGAGGCGGCTGAGAAGAGTGTCCGTAAGGAAATGAAGCCGGTCATGGAGTTGGTTGACCGGACTGATTCTGAAGTAGCGACTGAGATTGCTCGTGACGTACCCTTGCTTATGGGACGTAATACCAAGTCATACGAGGACAGTTTGGGGTTCTCCGACTTCGGACTCCGTAGAGACTATGTACATCCATCCGTCGAGCGTGTTGCGGCCCGTGGCGACTCTGAGGGCCAGATTGTCGAGTTTCCTGAGTTCTTCGATTTGAGCCGTAAGCTTGATCGGTTGAGTGACATGTCACGCCAGATTGATGCTGGTGATGTCGCTGACACGTTTGTCGCTGAGGTTCAGGCGACTGCGATGGACAAGTTGATGAAGGACTTCTCGGATGAGCTTGCTTCACGAGGGTTTAGTCGTGTTCGTTCGAAAGCTCAGAAAGAAGAGACAACGAGTGCTATTCAAGACGCCTTAGCGTTCATGCGGAGCACAAAGGCGGCTAAGATTTTGGCTGAAAGTCCGTCGGCGTTCGACGAGGCTCTCAAGCCTTTTGTTGACAAGATCACCACTAAACCGAGCAAGACAGGCCGGACGATTGTCGAAGATCTTTTAGTGCCGATTACGACCGCACATAAAAAAGCGAAGCGCGTAGAAGCCGCCAGTACAAAGGCTGTAGAGGCCGCTGATTTGAATCAGCAACTGATCGATGTGACTAAGTCAGTCGCAGGTATGGCCGAATCCCGAGGGGCGGCACATGCATTCGCACGACAGGCTTTGGCTAAGCAGGAGAAGGTGAAGGTCGAGCCAATTATTCAGACTGTCATGAATCGTTATGAAGAAGTCGGCACAGGCAAGATTTCTGGCACCGCATTGCAGTTCCGCAACGAACTTGAAGAAGCTTTCCCTGCGATGCGCGGTGACGCGGCGATGCACGTTGCCCGGAACTTGGATGACCGCCTCAAAGCTATTCACCGCCGGACTGGCGAAGACATCAGCATTATCTACGAGACACGGGACTTCAAGAACATCATTCCTGATATGAAGCGCAAGGCGTCGGTGTCCGATGAGGCGGCTCAAGCTGTCGGCAAGGTGTCTAAGGAAACTGTCGAGGATGTACCTGGCATTGTCACTGACCCGAAGTTTTCTAAGCTTGATGAAGGCGACGAGCTTCTTACTTCTGACGAAGTCCGTGAGTTTACGCGCAACATCTCTGAGCGTCTAGAACGTGAAGACATGACAGATTTCACGGCTCAGTTGACGACAAAGACTGTCAAGGAACTGAAGGCGTTGGCAAAAGCCAAGGGTATTAAAGGTGTTTCCAGGCTCCGTAAGTCTGACTTGATCGATGCGCTTGTTGATAAAGCTCGCGAGCCGAGTAAAGCGGATGAGTTGTTGCGTCAAAATCCGGAATTAAATGATCAATACAATACTCTTAGAGCAGGCCTTCGAAATGCTCAGGTTGAGTATCAAAATAAACTTGATGAGTTTGAGAAGTTAAAAGCTGCAAAAGCGCCGACGGCACGAGATTTTTTAAACAAACCATCGGCTGTTGTAGAGGCGGCACTTGATAGGGGTAAAGGAGTTTCGACAATTGAGGTAGAGGGCGCAAGGTTTCGATTGTTTGATCGGGACAAGGCTGAAATGGATGTCCGCGCAGCAAAGGCTGTACGTGATCGAAGTATCGTCGAAATCGAAAACTTCACTCGCAGAATCACAGATGAGGCTCGAGATCAGATTGGTTTGGCTGAAGATTTGGATTTCATCCCTGGCATGGTCGTAAAAGTCGAGGGTGATCAACTCCTAGTCAAGTCAATTGAGCTTCCCGATGAGTTGAAAGGTCGAGGTATCGCAACCACACTCTACAAAGTTGCGATGCAGAGGGCTAAGTCACAAGGACTTGATTTCGCGAGCGACATAAACCCCTCACCCGAAGCTCAACGTATCTACGCACGCTTGATTGAAGAGGGTCTACCGGTCAAAAAGATTAGTTCTAGAGGCCGAGATGGTACGGAAATTGTTCAGTACGTCGCGGATAAAAAAGATCTCGCGAAGTTGTCTGACGACGCCCTTCTCAGCAATGTTGGGAAGAAGGGTGCGCCACCAAGGTCAGCGGAAGTAGTGGACGATATTACCAACTTTGTCGAAGATGCGCAGAAGACTGTACGGGCGATGGAAGAAGCTCCGACAGTCGAAGATCTCGTATTGAACATTACTGAGGTTGCACGTCGTGAGTTGAGTTCTGATCAGATGGCCTCGGTCACTCAGTGGCTCGCGACAAAGGGAATCAAGGTTGCTCACAAGGGAGCGTCATTTGTTGCTGATGATCCGGCAACCGTTGCTCAAGCAGAAGAGGCGTTTGCGAAGGCATTCTCAGAGTACGCAAAAGGTCGACCACCACCGACGACTCAATCAGAGTCGGCTTTTGAGCGCGTGAAGAACAGTCTGCTCGAACGATTCGCATCGGCTAAAAATGCAGCGGCAGACGGTGCGTCGTTCAAGCCATCGTCTGAGATCGAGGAAGTGTTCGATGACATCCTGATTGGGGCCAACCCTACGGAGCAGGCGGCGCCAAACATCTTCAAAGCAATCAGCCGAGCCCTCGTTGACGACTTGCCAAAGACTGTCGGTCAAGACTTTTTGATGTCGATCGCGCGAGAGTCGGATCGGTTGGGTCACCCAATATCCGTGAAGCAACTCAAGGCTCTGGTCGAGGAGGCAGGTAAGAAGTACGCGAAGAACCCGAGCGATGATGTGCGGATTGAGTTGCCCGGCCCTGTTCAGGTTGGTGGACTACTTGCACCCAAGGCAAAGTCTTCGTTCACGATGCTTGAGTTCGCTCGTGGTGCAGCAGCGTACGCGAGCCGTAAGCGGATGACGGGCACACCTGCGACGAGGAAGATCGCACTGGATAGTGAGGTTGATGCCATCCGCGAGATGGACCCAACGCAGATGATCGATCAGTACATCAAGACGTCCAGGCCGTTGGTTCGTTACGCGAGAAACGCGTACTTGGGCGGCGATGCTATTGAGGACATGCGAGACCTGCCACCGACAGTACGTAAGGCAATCATGTCTGGTGTGCGGATCACGCAACAAGCAATCGGTGATACGGTCACCCTAGTTCACGAGGGTGCTGCCAGTGGAGACAAGCTGGTTCGCTTTATCACGGGTGACCCTCAGATTAAGTTCAAGTCTGGTCGGAATGCGTTGAGTGCAGGTCACGACATGATGGGTTCATCTGTGACTCACATGCAGGACTACTTGGAGACAATGTCGGCTGCAGGCGGCAAGAAACGACAAGCATTTGCGGTAATGCAAGACTTGTTCAACCGAGGCAGACCAGGCACTAAGTTGACCTTCAGTAAGGCGATTACACAACCAGCCGTCAAGGATGCCTTCGACGAGATCGTTTTCAGTAAGAGCGGTAGTGTGCTGGTTTCCGACATGTTCAAGGCGACGGGTCTCAAGCCAGATCAAAACATTGAGCCGAAGCACCTGGACATGCTTGAGACGATCTTCCACATCACAGGTCAATCCGAGCGGAAGGGTAAGCGATTTGTGGGTGAGTCAGCAGATCAGTTCAAGATGCTCTACAAGGACATCGAACGACGATTCCCTATGAACAAGCCTACGGATGAGCCCGTTGCCAACCGTGTGACCTGTTTGATTGCGGGTCACGGACAAGCAATTGCTGCTCGGTTGCGCTGGGTTGATCTTGGAATCGCAACTGACGCCAAGACCGCAGCGGCATTTAAGCGATGGATCCGGGGTGAGGCCATCGATGATCCGGCTCAGCTTCAGAAAGTACGAGAAGTATTCCAGGCACAGGGGTACAACCCTCGCTTCTTGGAGGCATCGGATCTCGATGGGTTGGGTTTTTACGTACCCAAGTCAGCGCGGAAAAAGCTTTCGATGGCTTTGGAGCAGGCTACTGACCCTGATTTGCGCGAGTTCAGCGGTGACATGCTCGAGGCTCTTGGTAAGGGTCTCAAGTCGGCTGAAAGCTACAACCAACTCGCTGCCGCCTGGACCATGCGTACGATTAAAACTCGTATGGTTCGGGGCCACTTCTTGCTGAAGTCCAGGTATTTCTGGATGAACACGATGGACCACTTCAATCAGATGAGCCAGGTCGTTGGGTTCCGTCCTGCGTTTATATCCACGATGCGCGTTTTGCCGCAGACGTTTGCATCAAACCCAGTGTTCCAGGGAGCGCTGTTCGGCATCCAAAAAGCAGGCAAGGATGAGGCGGGCGAGGTCATGCGCCAGGCACTGACTTCTGCTGGCGATAAGGGTGCCGACTGGGCGGCCCGTTTGCTGCGGTCGTCTAAGTGGCGTGGGGATCTCAACAGTGTGTTGGAGGCTCGAGACGGCTTCCTTGTCGTTGACGGTGTACCGCATTCTTACGCAGACCTGCGACGTATCGGAGTCGAAGAAGGACTATCTGCTTCGTTCGATACTGCGGAGTTGGGTGTAAAGATTCGACGCATAGGGTCTCAGTTCCTCGACGATGCAAAGGCTAGAGAGCTTGGTCGAAAGGGTGACTTGTTGGGTGTCAATATCCCAGGGTCCATATCGTACGAAGAAATGACCAAGATTGCCGAAGACATGGCCGAAGGTTGGAGTGAGCGTGAGCGATACGGCGCTATGATGACGCTTGTCGAGATGGGAGTCGAGCCTCGTAAGGCTGCACGTCTCAGCATTGATGCGCTGTATGACTACGCTGGCTCGATGTCTAAGGGTGATCGTCACTGGCTGGTGAACATTTTCCTCCCATTCTGGGCTTTCCAGAAGAACGCCAACCGACAACTGATTGACGTCGTATTTAGTCCGCGAGGCGCTTATCGTTTGGGAGTTCTGCGCAGGTTTTATGAGCGCGGTACGGATGTCACGACACAGCTTCTTTA